ATGAATGCGGTGGTAGAAAATATTTCATTCGAAACTGACCAATATTGGGGTGAACAAAATAACTATAAATTTCGTACTTCGGTAAAGTCATTCGAGCCATTAACAGAATTACCAAGTTCGGCGGATAGAGTGGTTCGGACTCAGTTTGATATGACGGTATACGCATATCTTCTACCAGAAAACGCATTGGACAGACAGAATAATAGAACTACTACTACACAAAAACGGTATTCCGTCAAAAAAGTGGTTACTTTTACCGAAATAGAAAGTGAATAATTGATGTTTAGGTAAAAAAACAGATATTTATAATACGAGTTGTATTGTACACAAAAGAGGTTATTATGATAACAGTTGCAAAGGAAGAACTTGACCAAATTAATTCCTTAAAATTAAAGTTAGCTTCAACGGTATCCGATTCCGGTCAACTCGCATTACAAATACAAATGATGGAATTGGAAACAGTTGAATTGAAAATTAAACTTGAACAACAAGGAAAGGTGTTCAAAAATTTGGTTGATGAAGAGCAAGCATTGGTAAAACGGTTGTCAGAAAAGTATGGCGCTGGACAAATCAATTTTGAAACCGGCGAGTTTATCCCAGAGAAATAACAAATTTAGTTTGGAGAATACCGTATGGCAGAACGCATCGTGTCACCTGGCGTATTTACGCAAGAACGTGACCTTTCATTCCTCCCGCAAGGTGTAGCAGAAATCGGTGCCGCCTTTGTGGGACCAACCACCAAGGGACCAGCATTTGTCCCTACAACAGTACAAGGTATTGATGGGTTCGTCACGACATTCGGTGAACCTAACGGTACTTCCTACACTGGTTATGCTGTTAAGAACTACCTTCAAGAAGCTGGAAGTGCAACAATCGTTCGTGTACTTGGTTTAGGTGGATACGCCACTACTGCCGCAACAATTTATGCAACTGGTTCGGCTGGACAACGAGTGTTTGCATTACTTCATCCAACGGTATCTGGTAGTAGTCTTTCTAGTGTAGCAATAGGTGGTACTACCGCAAGCTTTAATTTAGTTCTCAGTAGTTCAGCAGGAGTACACACTTCAGCAAGTTCACTCAGTGCAATTTCTACTGATACTTCATATGTTCAAACATATTTTGGAACTAATCCACAAAGTGATTCAAGTTATCCAGCATATGTTTACGCTATTTTCCCAGACGCTCTTACACAAGCTGGAGCATCAGTTACTCTATCAGCAGTAACTTCAAGTCTCAGTTTGTTAACCCAATACGATAATGCAACGACTCCTTGGATTCGTTCGCAACCAATCGGTGGTGTAAAGCACAACTTATTTAAGGTCCACACACTCAGTGATGGTACTGGCGCAAACAAAGAAATCAAGGTATCTATCATTGGCGTATCACCAAGTCTCGACCCAGATAGTGATTTCGGCACATTCACTCTCGCTATCCGTGAATTCGGTGATACCGATACTTCAACCAATGTACTTGAACAATTTGATAACTTGAACCTTGACCCAGATAGTGCAAACTACATCGCACGTCGAATTGGTAATAGTGTTCCAACTTATAATTCAAGTACTGGTGAAACTTATTACGAAGGCGACTACGAAAATATTTCAGAATATGTTCGTATCGAAATGAGTGAAGATGTAATCCCAGAAAACGCAGTTCCTTATGGATTCGCAGCACTCAATTCTACCGTTTCATCAAGTGCAGGTGAAGTAACTAGTGGGTCATACGTCACCAGTCGTTGGTTGAGTGGTAGTACCGCAGGTTGGAACGCAAACGCAATAGACAAGCGTTACTATTATGGATTCAACTTTGATGACGCAACCAGTCTTTCCTACCTTGCACCACTTGTTGGTACAAACGTTGTAGGAACGGAATTCAATATCAGTGGTTCAGTGGGTACCACTGAAGTAAACGGAAGTCCAATTTCTCTCTACAGTCGTGACCACGTTTCATATCGTCGCTTCTCTGTACCATTCCAAGGTGGATTTGACGGATTCAAGCCAAATCGTCAAATCGCACTCGGTGGAGCAATCACTTCAACAAATTCACAAGGATTCGACCTTTCCAACGCTTCGGCATCGGGTTCAGTTGAATATAAGAGAGCACTCAATACATTAGGTAATCCAGATAACATCGACCTTAATCTCTTAGTAATTCCTGGTGTTATCTACTCACAACACAGTTATATCGCTCAATCGGCAATTGACCTTTGTGAAGCTCGCGGAGACTGCTTCTATCTTCTCGACCTTGATACACTTGACGCAAGTATAAATGCAGTCACCGCTCAAGCAGAAACTCTTGATACCAATTACGCCGCATCCTACTATCCTTGGGTCCGTGTAGTTGATACCGACACTAACAAGTACATCTGGGCACCACCATCAATCGTACTTCCAGAAGTATATGCATACAGTGATAAGGTTGGCGCAGAATGGTTCGCACCAGCAGGGTTGAATCGTGGTGGAATCCCAGGAGCAGTCGGTGTTAAGACTCGCTTAAATCAAGCACAACGTGACGAATTGTACGAATCAAAGGTCAATCCAATCGCACAATTCCCAGGGCAAGGCATCTGTGTATGGGGACAAAAGACACTCCAACGTCGCGCTTCAGCACTTGACCGTGTAAACGTTCGCCGTCTTCTTATCACCGTAAAGAAGTTCATCGCAAGTTCCGCTCGTTACTTGGTATTCGAACAAAATACCGAAGCAACCCGCAACCGTTTCTTGAACATTGTCAATCCATACCTCGCAGGTATCCAACAACGTTCTGGTTTGACCGCATTCCGTGTGGTTATGGACGAAACCAATAATACTCCAGATATTATTGACCGCAACATCTTGGTGGGTGCAATTTATCTCCAACCAACCCGTACCGCAGAATTCATCAAGTTGGATTTCAACATTCTCCCAACTGGTGCAACCTTCGATACAATCTAATCAGTTTTTTCAATAACCACTATTTATTTCAAGTACCAATCTATATTTGGAGAGCCATATGGCAAATTTGGTCAACGAACAAGAACTATTTTTCACCGCATTTGAGCCAAAGACTCAAAATCGGTATGTGATGTATATCGAAGGCGTACCTGCTTATCTTATCAAGAAGGCAGACCGTCCAAAGTTAACCCAAGAAAAGAAGCGTTTAGACCACATCAACCTTCAACGTTATGTCAAGGGTAAGACTGTATGGGATGAAATGGTGCTTGAATTATATGACCCAGTAGTTCCATCTGGTGCACAAGCAGTAATGGAATGGGTTCGTCTCCACCACGAATCAGTTACCGGTCGTGATGGATATGCAGAATTCTACAAGAAGGATATCACTATCAATGTTCTTGGTCCAGTAGGTGATAAGGTTGAAGAATGGATTTTGAAGGGCGCACAAATCACCAAGGTAGAATTCGGTGAAATGGCTTGGGAAAAGGATGACCCAATGAGTATCTCACTCACCATTCAACCAGACTACTGCATCCTTAATTACTAAGATTCTCACGCAGAACAGAAAACCCCACTCAAAAGGTGGGGTTTTTTATTGGAAATTACTATATACCAATAGTTTGTGATACTTATAGAAAGGTGTATTTTTTCGAGGACAAATATGGCAGAAATTACTGAATTTAATATCGGTCAAGGGGAAACTTTTAAAGTACTAGCTAGTATTGAAAACGTAGACCAAGGCGGGTACTTAGATATTACCAATTATTCATTCGAAGGCCAAGTTCGTGAAAATTATCAAACCGACGAAGTAGCTGCAAGCTTTACAGTAACAAAGATTGCACCGTTCGCATCGGGCAGCTTTTTTATTGAATTAACCCCAACTCAGACAGAGGCTCTTAATCAACGTAAATACGTATATGATATCAAGATGACGAGTGGTTCTATTACTCGTCGCGTTCTTGAAGGATATTTCGTCATTCGTCCTGCTGCTACGAGATAATAGATGAGTGATTTTAGTACCGGTATACCAAATATACGAGTTGTAGTTCGTGAAAACGACGACACGAATTTATCGGTCAATGTTCCCAATCTTTCGGTTGTAGTTCAAGATGGGTCGAGTTACAATGTTAATGTCATTCCCACCGCAGTTACACCAACTCGTACTGGGTCATGGAATACTATTGCCGATTTGGCATTACAAGCAATTTCTGCGTCATATGTAGATACAGCCTCATATGCAGCTACTGCGTCTTACGCTATCAACTCATCGGTATTCCCATTCAGTGGTTCCGCAGTTATCACCGGTTCATTACTCATCACCAGCTCTACCAGTGGTCCATCGCTTACTGTGTACGGGTCAGACATTTACGTTCGTGGAGTACGAATTGGTGCTGGTCCGAATGGAGCTATTAGCGCTGAAAATAATATCGTATTTGGTAATGATGCCTTAGAACGGTTGACCACCGGTGTTTACAATACCGCTATTGGTCACGAAACATTACGTTCAAACACCGTAGGTACTGATAATACGGCAATCGGATATCACGCACTTAGTTCCAGTTTTAGTGGTAGTAGTAATGTAGGTGTTGGTGCATTTTCCTTAAATAGAAACACCACGGGTAGTAGAAACGTAGCAATCGGTCCTGCTACGATGTACTACAATCGTATCGGAGTTGGAAATACGGCAGTGGG